CAGTAAGCTGCGTATTCATAAAGTTGTAGTAGCTCTTCCAGTTAGCTGCATCCTTAGGTCTACCCGTTCCTTTGCCCGTTCTTCCAATGGGATAGTCGGTGCGATACCAGTCTAGGTGCGAGTAATACAGGTGTAGCTTGATGCCTTGACGGGCGCAAGCCTCGGCCATTTCTTTGATAATGTCGCGCTTAAAGGGCGAACCGTCCACCGAATTGTACGTGCTGGTGCCCGTCTTAAAGAGCGAAAAGCCATCGTGATGGCGCGTGGTGATGGTTACATACTTGGCTCCTGCGGCTATTACGTTCATCATATTCTCCATCTCTTTTGCGGCGGCGATAGGATCATTCAGGTCTACCTGAAACTGTAACAACGATGTCGTCAGTGCATCTACTGCACCTGTAACATCTCCCCCCATCGTCTTGGAGAGTGTATTGGCGTATTTTCCCATATTACCCAAGGCTTCGGCATTATCGCCTATCTGCGGTCCCAATCGCGAGAGAACTGTCTGGAATCCCTCCATATTGTTTGTTGCCGAGCTGCCGAACTCCTTAGCCAGCCGTCGAGCCTGGTCGCCGAGCTTATCGAGTTCTTTTCCCGTAACGCCTGTGATCGCCGACACCTGTCGCATCGACGCATCGAAGTCGGCTCCCACTTTAGCCACTCCGTTTAGAGAGCCCTCAATAGAGTTCAACGCCATACGTGTAGCCTGCCAATTGATAGCACTGATACGTCGAAAACAATCACCAAACTTATTGGCGCTACTGGTTGCCTTCTTTATGCCGTCATCGACTTTTTTCATCGGAGAGCTTATCTTATCGACAAACTCCAATATCCACTGCGTTACTTTACTCGACATTTGTTGTTTTATTCAAAAATTATTTTATACCTTTGCCACAAAATACATAGCCGCTATGAAACCTACTTTTTTTGAAATCATTTTGATGATCATTCTCGGAATAATATCTATCCCGCTGGTCATATATAGCGTTGTAGCTGCATTTGGTTTGAGCTACGCATTATTTATGGCTCTGTTTATTGAGCCGTTCCGCAAATCCCCTAAATAAAGAAGTCGGGATTGCGGTTGCTTCCATACATAAGGCTTCCGCTCGTACCGCTTTCACCCGTTATCTCGGGCAGTCCGTTGAGTCGTTGACTACCTTTCTGTATATTAGCTAATATCTCGAGAGCTTCACGATAGAGAGCCAAATAGTCGTCCGGTACCTTACGTGCCGCATTGCGTCTTACTGCACGATAACACACTATCATAGACATTACCTGCACAAGCAACTCGTGTCTTAGTACAGGGCTGCCGAATATCTTAGGACAGTCGTACCGTCCCGATATATACGACCACACAAATACTATTGCACTGTGTTCCAGCTTGTCTAATATATCGACAGGGGCTTCGGCTATGCTCTCGTCCAATAGCCTGCCTTGTATCACTGCCGTCAGGTCTTCTCTCTCTATATACCGCATAAATATTTATTTACCACTCGTATTTGTGTTTGAATTTTCCCACACGCCAGCTCTTTTCTCCCGACACCTTTTTTACCGGCGTATCGTATTTGTCGAGAAACGCCAATGCCTGTTGATCCGCATCGGGAGAGTCGTCGTGTTCGGTACTTCCTTCCTCGACAGCACATAGCTGTATTATGCCTATCTGCGTGTCGTTATGAGATTTGAGCTTGGCGTTGTAATATATACGGCTGTTTTGGTAATAAGGTTGCATCGTTATCATCCTACCCAGCTTGTTAGTCTTCGGCGTCTGACACTTCATAAGATTTAGGTAGATGCCCGCCGCCGCCTCTGCGTCGTCGATACTACGTTGTACTTCACCGTTCCAAAACTGGCTCTCGTATTGAGCTATAAAGTTTACACCTTCGGGCAGCGACTTCTTGAAGTCGGCAAGCCACATTACCGCAGGAAGCATTTTACTCTGTTTTACATAACAATCAATCAGATAAAAGTTTCTTTCCTTTAGTCCCCAGACTTTTATAGCGTTATAGTCAGATGTCTCGTTGCCCGCATAGGCAATATCCCAATGTGCAACTATCATCTTAAATTCTGTCAAATCGGGCAAATCCGTCCATTGTATCTGCTCCTCTGAGAATATTTTACCCTCTATCTTATGCTCGTGGTTATACTCCGCATAAGCGGCTACTATGCCCATATCTTTCTCTTGTTGCCGATAGAACCCTGCATCGTAACGAGCCTTCCAAGCGGGCTCATACGTCACCTTGTTATATGCCTTTACCTGGAATACTTTCCACTCCGGGTGTCGTTCCTGCAACATAGTCTGCGTCATTACCCTCGCAAACCTGTTGTTTGCATACAGAATTCGTCGTCTGTCGGCGACCATAGTTCCCATTACGTCAGCCTCTATGTGCCTTGCCTGTCGAGACATACGCTTGGGGTTCGATATGGTGTCGGGCGTCTCCAGATCGTCTATTACCCAAAGAGTAGGACGGCGTTGCCGTACCCTGAGCCCTCTGACCTTTTGTTTTACACCGAAAGCCATACCAATAAAGCGATGGTCTATCGTCTTGAAATTACCAACCTCCCAATCACCCTCTGCCTTCTGGCTGCCAAAATCATGTACTATCAGCGGATTCCCGTCAAGTTCTGCCTGGACGTCGGCAAGGAGTTCATCTGCCCTGTCCTCGCTATCGGACATAAGACACATAAACACATCCTCGCCTCGCATCCACAGCCATATTGGTATAAAGATATTACACCATACCGATTTAGCCAAACCTCGCCCCCACTCGGCAAAGCCCTTGAATAGGGGATCATTGGCTACCGCACTTGCAAAATCAATCTGAAAAGGGGCACTCTCTACTTCGGCATACTTTGGAAAATATGTCTTTACCATATAGGCGACATCTTCCCTTGCACGGGCAATGCGAGCCTCCGTCTCCTCTCGTGTCTCGAACGGATTGACGGAGGTCGACTGGCGAGCTACCTCCAGTTTTTTGAGGTATAGCTCAGCTTTCTGTCTATCTCGCTGCTTTTGTGTTGCCACCTTTCTGTTATTGTCGTTTAAATAGTTCGTTAAGGATAAATGAGAGTGCCTCTTTTTGTGCTTCTACGAGTATCTCGTATTTCTGTCGTTCACAGTATTTCCATTCCGCATAGAGCGAGACCCATTGGTCGTCGCTAAGCTCGTCTATGTTTATATTAGGATAGCTTGCTCTGAGCAATGCATTTCCCTGACGGACAAAGCCGTCAGGCTCTGCCTCCTCTATGCCTTGAATAAAAAATGTTGAGCATCGTTGACTATTTCGGCGGACCTACTCATAAAAGCACTAAACACCACTCCGTCGTCCAATACGTTGTCCTCGTTACCCGCAACTACGAGGTTCTTTATTATCATATCGCTCCTCTTGGTTGCATCGTTTGTGTCTCCCAGTGCCATTATAATGTCTCTTGTCGGTCGTCGGAGTATGAATTGATACGCCTCGCCCTTGTCCACCACAACATCTATCACATAAAGGTGTTTGTATTTCGCTTGTAACTCGGCGAACGCCTCTCGACTCACCGCCTTCAGACGACCGATGTCGAATGCGGGAATAGCTATACCTGCCATTGCCGTCGAGACGATAGTGTACTGTCCTCCTGTATCGGCAAAAGACAAGTCCGTTAAACCTGTTGCGTTTGCAACACAAACCATTGCCCCTACAAAGAGAAGCAACATTGTCAAAAATCTTCCTAAAAATTTCTTCATTGCTTTTAATTGATTATTAATTTGTTATTATTCACTAAGTTATTGAGCGTTCCACTCGATGTGCGACACTATGAGGTCGTACTTGTTCGATATCGATTGATCGCCTTGCTTTACAGAGCGGGCATTGCCCGTGAACTCACAATTGCAAATGACATCTTTGTATACAAAGTTGTCGTACTCGTACCGTACCACTATGTCAAACGGAGCTATATCCGTAAGCGTTCTACCTGCTCCAAGCGATGCTTTGAGAGCTACTGCCTCCTCGTGTTGCAGGGTAATAGATGCTTTCGCCTCATAGTTGCCCTCTCCACGACCGACAGGGTAAGCCCCTGCACCACGAATATTCTCCTTCTCGAGCGAGTCGCTGTATTCAATCTCCGTGATACCTTCCACATCACGTCCGAGCAGGTTTACCGTGATAGAGTTCCATCCTGCTACCTTTCCAAATCGATTAATTATCGTTGCCATGTCGTTTAAATTTTATTTGTGAAACCCAAGTCCACCTCAAATTCGTGAACCACTCCGTCCGCTACTATCCGCACACCAATCTTGAACGGAACGCTTGATACGGCTACCTGTTTCTCGTTTATCTGTACATCTACCGAGGCACAGTTACCTGCCACCACCATAGGCTCCAGTGCGCGCAGGCAGCGTCTTTTCCAGCTGTCTATCGTGGTGCCCTTGATATAGCCTGTCGCAGGATTGGCTTCTACCTTAGAGCGTATACGCGGTATAAGCGTCTTGCGGATGATACGTGCTGCCTTATTCCATACGGCATTACGTTCTATGAAGCAGTAGTCGCTGTCCGATTTTTCGGCAGTATGCGAGTTGCTGAAGTAATATCCGGCGTACCCGTCAAACGCCCCTATGTATATGTAACCAAATTGGTCGATTTGCCTTTGGTCGGCTACCGACAGCTTGTTGTATGCGATCCCGTTACTAAGGGAAGCGTCCATAAACAGACCTCTCTTTATGTCAGACAGAGGGTAATCCTGCTGTCCTCGCGACGCCGACGGTTTAGTTTCTATATCCACCGAACCGAGATTTTCGTGCACGGCACGCACGAGCATCATTCCGAGAGCCGAGCCCACGGCAGCGTGTTTGGCAAAGGCGGCATTCGATGTCGATACCTTTGTGTCTCTACCTATTATCACCGATACATTAGGCGAGGCAAGCGGTCGCAAGTCCGTCCACGTAGATATTGCCCCCGATATGTAGTCCCCCACACCTTCGAGCAATATAGCGTCTATGTATATATGGTCGTCCTTGAGCCTATCTACAAGTAGCTGTGCTCCCGTTACTGCCGCCGTCACATCGGTGTCTTTTGTCAAACCTGCAACAGCGATAGTATTTACGCCATCTATCGAACGAATAGCTGCTATAAGGTTGGCATCGTTCTTTAAGTCCGATACTTTTGCCGTGCTGGCTACCGCCGTTACCCACACCTGGCTATCCGGCGACAAGCGAAATGCTTCCGACAAATGATAATAGTCGAGCCTGCCCTCTGCGGCATCTCTACTCTCGGTTATACCCAACGCCTCGGCGTCCGATAATTGCAATAGCTTGTACGCCTTGCCTATTGCCAAAGTAGAACCTATGGCCCCACAGCCCAAAACCATTACGGCTATTCTGTCGGTGGCTTGTCCGCCGCCGAGAGAACCGTCCAATTT